CCAGCACCACCACCGCCACCGCCGCCATTGGCGGAACGAATGAAAGATGATGCTGTGCCGTTCTTGCCAACACGCGAACCTGTGACACCGCCAGAACCAGCCGCACCAACAGTCACCGTGTAGGTGATGCCCCTGCCGATGAGGTCACCTGTGATAGCACGGAATCCACCAGCACCGCCACCGCCACCTTGCGTACCCGAACCAAAGCCGCCACCGCCGCCACCGCCGACGAGCAGATAATCGACGCTCAGCGTCGCAGTTGTCGGAACAGACTGCGCCGATTGCGACGAGACGTATCCGAGTTGCCGACGAGCCGTAGCCATCAGTTACGCCTCAATACGATTTACGAATCCGTGAACGACGACGACATTCGTGGTAGCCGCGAACGCGCGAACGACGAGAGGTGTCGCGTTACCTTTCAAGACGAGGCCGGGGATAATCGTCACGAGGCCAGCCTCAGGCAGGACTGTGAGTTCAATGTTGCCGTTCGGTGCGGTAGTCGTACCCCACTCAATCGTCAGTTTCACATTGGAAGCCGAAGTGTTCACCGCGTAGAGCCAGATTTCGTCGTAAGTTGTTGCGGTCGCTGACGCGGTGTGAACGGTCGTGCCGCTTGACGCTGTAGCCGCTACGAGGATGCCTTGCCCATCGGTTGAACCCGAAAGAACAATCTTTGAATAGGTTGCCACTATTGTCTCCTAACTGAATACTTGAACTTGAAGGATGTCTGCGCCGCCACCGATAGCGACCCACGCCGAGCCGTTGTAGACCTGAACTGAGTTCGTATCCATCAGGTACGACATCATCCCTTCAGCGAGCGTCGGCTCCCCGGTTCCACCGAACGCGGCTGTTCGTGCGGCCTCATCAGCGAACCGCATCACGGCTTGGTCCATCAGATAGGTGTTCACCTGTGCCGCAGTCAGCACATCACCTGATACGAAGAGTTTCGCGCCAGCGCCAGCCATAGTTATCCGTATCCTAGCAACTAGGTGAGTGCGTTATCCGCATCCATAATGCCGTAGACCGGGTCATTCAAGATGAATGGGAACAGGACATAGGCATCGGACATCGCGACTTCCAGCCTGTGAAAACTCGGCGTGATGAGGTGCGTCAAGCGTTCAACGGTCTGATACTTCGTGACTGTGGCCGGGGTTCCTGTCTGGTAGTTGCGTTCAACCGTCACCGTGTCACCGAGTTCTAATTGATTGACTACGGTTCGGTTGCCTGAAGTGAGGCTTGAAACGAGGAAGGTCATATTGTCAAAGCGGTAACCCGGTTCCGCGTAGAGGTCAAGTAGGTCGTTCGCGAGGGTTTGCGCGGCCGTATCATCCGCCAACAGCAGGTCACCGAGGCTCAAGGTGCTGATACCGAACTCCGTCTGGCTACCAGCATCGTTAGCGATTTGGCTAGTGCCGTTCTGCCGAGTTGCGACAATCTTGTTGTAGAGGAACTCTTGACCGTAGAGGATGCTCAAGTTCTGATACTTGATGCCTGTTCCGTCATTGTCGGTGAATGTGCCTGCGGATGTCGCGAACGCGGCCGAGGTACGGTCGGTGAAGGTGAGGGTTCCGTCACGCGCCACGAAGAAGAACCCTTGTTCGGCGGTCGCGATGGCTTGCGCGTAAGTAAGCGCGTTCGTGTTCGTTGCGAGTTCATAGTTGCCGAGGGTTGCGGTTCCCGTATCAATGTCAGTTGCCCCGGCGTAGGCGATTTCAGGCAGACTCAATAGGTAGTTCAACCTCGCACCTGATAGTTCTTGCGTGGGAATACGGTCTTGCTGAGTGAATGTGTTCGCCAACAGCACGAAGTCATCAGCCGCACCGATTACCACATCCGAGATATCCGTTGATTTACCTGTCGCGTAGGAGAGGTCAATATCGGTGATTCGGCCTACGAACAGAGTTTCAGCGCCGAGTTTCACGGTCACCTTGCGGCGCGGAGTCACACCGCTACGCCCGGTCAGAACATCCCAATACGGTGAATCTTCATTCGTCGGGTCAAAGCGACGGTCGTTATTCAACAGCGTGATAGAGCAACTACCTGCCGAGAAGTTGGCGAGTTGGTCTTGGCGGCCTCGGTTGATGGATATCTGCTTCGCGTAGGCGGAGACATCGTCACCAAGCAGGGTTCCATCTAGGCAGTCGTCATCAAGAACACCGTCAGCGGCGCTGTCCAGCGTGAACACATTGACAGGGAATCCGAGTTCCATCAAGACGGTGACCGTCTCGCCCCAAGGCAGGACTGTCGCCATCAGACCGCTACTTGATACTCGGTAACGATTGGCACATAGCCGTTCGCGCGTTCATAGGACTTCAAGACATCAATGATTTCGCGTGCGACGGTAGCGCCATCCGTTCCCATTCCTGCGTTGATGTTGTTGTTAATGACCGTAGTGGGCGCTGTTCCGCCGTTGATGGCATTCAACGCGCCGAGCGCCGGGTTATCTGTTGAGATACCTGCCAATGCGGCGCTCGCGCGATTAGCGATGTTGGCCGGGGTTTGTGCTCTGACTTCATTGAGTTTCTCGGTGGCTTCACGCAACGCGATTTGCGCTTCGGCCTCTTTCAAGATTGCGTCAGCGACACGCAGGCGAGCCTCAGCCTCATCATCCTTCGCCTCATTGAGTGCCGTGAGAGCGTCACGATAAGCATCCGTTCCTTCGGTCGCACCATTCAACACCTGATTCATAAACGCTTGAGCGGCGGCCTCTTCAATCGTCGCATCTTTGACTTGTTCCGTCGCATCAAGAACTTCCATTTTCGCGCGCATAACATCTTTTTCAGCCTCAGCGATTTCTTCAGCAGTTGCTTTACGATTGATTTCTCGCGCGAGTGCCGCTTCCGCATCCTTGACCGCGTTCACGGCTTCGGTCACACCGAGTTTCGCTTCAGCCAAGCGAATCTCAGCCCGGCGAATCTCAATCGGTGAAGCCTCAGGATTCAGACGCAGTTCGGCGAGCGCTTTCTCCGCGTCAATGACTGAGAAGTTCGCTTCCTCAACAGAATACTTCGCCTTCTCCAATCCGCGTTCAGCGTCAGCCACGCTCTCAGGGTCGGCCTTGATTGCGCGTAGGTCACGCAGTTTCTTCTCAGCCTGAGTCACCTCATCAACAGCATCACGCTGACTAATCTGCGCGTCACGCAATCTGCGTTGCGCGTTCGCATAATCACGAGTCGCGGCGATGGCTTCCTTACTGTCCTTCGGGAATCCCTTCACAACCTTATTGAAGTATTCCTGCGCCCGGCGTGTGTTGTCCACAGCCTTGCCGACTGCGGCCTCAGCCGCGATACGACTGTTCGTGGCAGAAGTGAGCGAACGCTGAGCGTCATAGTTGCCGCGCAAGGCCGATGTGTACGCACTCAACTTCTGTTGAGCAGTCACGACCTCTTTCGCGCCTGACGATACCGCGCCATTGAACTTCGTCATTGTTTCACGATTTGCGTTACGCATACGCATATCGTCATAGACGCCAAGAGTTGAACGAAGTTGCGCCTCATTCACGAGTTGAATCAGGGTTCGCGTATTCGCCAACTGACTATTCTGTGCCGCCAACGCACCAGTTTGCGCCGCAGTCGCGGCTCGCGCACGAATGACCATCGCCTCATAGCGCGCAATCATCGCCGCCAAATCCGAGTACGCGCGAGTGCTTGGGTCAGTCTGAGCCAACTGCGCCTTCATCGCATCTACGATGCCTGCCGCAGTCTCAACATTCGTATCAAGGAATCCTTGGAACACTCTGTCCACATCTTCAATATCGGCCGTCAGATTCCCGAACAAGCCACCAGCGCCAATCTCAAACTCCTTACCGAACTGCTTGAAACTTGCCGCTTCCTTGAACTGTTCAAGAGGTCCACGCATCCTGCCGACCTCGTTCTTTACAGCGCCAGAGAACTGAAGCCACGCATCCGTCGCGGAACCCGAACCTTGCTTGTAGTTATTCACCGCGATAGCCGTATCTTCAAACGCTTTCTTCTGATTCCGCGCCGCCCCGGTGATGTTGTTCAACACGGTCACAACGATTTCACCTACCGCGATACCAGCCAACGCGGAAGCGAAACCTCGCGCCGCTACCGCCGCACCTTGTAGCGCGGTGCTGTTCTTGACGGTTTCAATCTTCATCAACGCCTGATAAGTCGCGTTCAACTTGATAACAGTATTCGCGACAAGGATTGCCGCTGACAACGCGGCGACAGCGCCAGCCATCACGAGGAACGCGGTACGGTTCTCTTCCGCGAAGTTCGCAAGAGATGCGAACAACGGGGTAATGCTCTGAACGATAGGCAACAAAGCCATACCGAAACTCTCAACGAGTTCACCAATTTGATTACGCAAGAGCGTCATTTGTCCTGCGGCCGTGTTCGTCGCCGCCGCAGTAGCGCCACCGAAGGTGTTGTTCAGTTCGCTGAATACCTGCTCAAGGTTCTGCCCTTCTTTGATGTTGTCGCGTAGTGTCGGAGACAACGATTGAAGAGCCTTCATATTGCCGTTGAAGGCTTTGCCGAGCGCGTCAGTTACCGCAACGAGAGGCGTACCTGTCGCCGTACTGATGTCCATCGCGAGGCGCAAAGTCTCTTGAGCAGTACCCAAGTCACCTGTCGCCTGAACGAGCGAAGCCAACGCAGGCCGCATCTCACTATCTGAGAAGATGGTCGTGCGCTGAAGGCTCGCGAGATATTCCTCGTTCGCCGCCACAGCCGCGTCAGATGCGCCCGTAACCTGCTGAATCGCTTGCGCGAGTTTGACCTGTTCCTGCTGGTCTTCAATGGCCGCCTTCACCGCCAATCCTGATGCCGCCGCAAGCCCGGCGAGAGCCGCCGCCGCAGGCAACGCGGCTTTACTTATCGCGAACTGTGCGCGTTCGCCTGTCGTTTCAAGTTTGGAGAATTCCTTGATTGCTTTCTGAATCCCTTGAGAATCAAAGGAAGAGACAATGTTTACGCCTAACGCCATATCAGCGACCCAACCTTCCCTGAACGAGCCTTGCGCGGATGCGTTCATTCTGCGCGCCAATCGCCTTCGCGACCGCATCCTCAATCATCGGCAGATTCTTCTTCGTCACAGGGAACATCACACGAGAACGGAACCCATCACCTGACGATTTCACTCGCGAACGCTTATCAAGATTCTTGATGAACCTATCTCCAGCCGGGTTCGCCATAGCAGTACCAGCACCGTCAAACACCTGACCGCCAGCATTCATCTGCTGAAGGCGCAGGATGC